TCTATTTTTCCTGATCCTTCAGGCGCTTCTTGAGCTTAGGTAAAACCATATCAGGAATGACTATCTTCTTCTCTCCAGAATAGAACGCTAACAGCTCCGTTACAGATTTATTATAGTGAAAACCTTTCATATTGGTAAAAGGAACCACAATCCTTAAATCCATCATGCTGGCCTGAGATTCATGATATGGTGGATTAATATTTATTAACAACACACCTAACGTATCAATGTCATTATGATGTTTACTATCTTCTTCTCTAAAAAGATCTGGAGTATAGCCTTCAAATTTTTCATTCAATTGGGCTATCAATGAACGATGTTTAGCACCTCTTATATGGCGCTCATCGTGATTTAACCCAATACGGCTAATTTTAACACCTTCTGAATCGATAATAATGTAATGCTCCCCTTTCGGGGATGTATCAGCATCGTAACAAAGATAACCAGAGCGACTTGCGGCCTCCCTCAATGCTGAATTAAGGCCATAGTGCCTAGCCTGAGGCCTAAATCTACGTTGCTCCGGTTCACCAAGTTTTAATATATTGCCTACAGTTACTTCCTGTGCTGCAGCATACTTAGCATATAATGCATCTTGTACGTTAAGCCAAAAATCACGCCTGAAAGCGTTTATTATCAAATCGGTAATATCACTTTGTGTGTCGTTAATGCTCATTTAGATACCCTGATTGCGTTAAGCAGATTTTATGGTATTTTTTTTTTCGTTTTGAACGCAAGCAATATACTTGATATGTAATTTGTACGTTACAAATACAACTTCAACTCTTATACCATCCCAGTGTGTTCCATCAGGCCACTTCACTAGAAAAACAATATTCAGCTACAGAAAGGCTTTCTCCCGCCTTCGAAGAGTACAATTGCGCTTCAGCATCTCCAGCTCCTAGTTATCCGCCAGCAATTTTGGTAAAGCCAGCATCCTGCTGGCGTTTACGTTGAATCGACTAGCTTTTCAGTCTAAATTTGTAAGATAACGATGCTTTCAGCACTGCACCCAAAACGGGATAATTCATAACTACCCAAATTATCTAATAAAATCAGTTTACTGTTCATGGTCATTTTGATCTGCCTCTTTTGGTCTTTAGTTAAAATGCTTTGTCTGCGTATCGGCGCTCTTTTTGTTTAGCCTGTTGCTGTGTACGACATATTTCAGCAGCAACAATTTGATCAGTTGGTAAGTAATGCCCGTTTTTAAATTCCTGGAATATCGTTCCGGTTTCACCGTGACGATTCTTATCCAAAATAATCTCGGCATAATTTCTGGCTGGACTTAGTGGGTTATAAACAACATCACGATAAGTAAAAATAATTCGATCTGCATCTTGCTCTAGGCTACCTGAGTCTCGTAAATCCGCTGCAACAGGACGACGCTGATGTATAGGCCGTTTATCAACGTCTCTTGATAACTGACTCAATGCTGTAACAGGTGTATGCAATCGCTTAGCTAGTCCCTTGAGGGCCCTGGATATTTGAGCGATAGCAAGGTCATTACGCTCGGCTTTGGGCCTTTCTATCAACCCAAGATAATCAACAAAAATACCTTTCAGATTCGGGTACCTGCGCTTATGCGTTTCACTGATAGCACATATCTGTTCAGCGCTTAATTCACTAGCATCAAGAATATGAATATCGCGATCTATTAACTCGCTTATTGCGTTAGATATACGAGCCCAATCTTCATCATAAAATTCACCACGTCTCAATTTCGAAACTGACAACTGGGCAGAACCAGCAACTATACGTTCTGTAATTTGTTGTGCTGCCATTTCCATTGAAAACAGCAATACCGCCCCTCCATTCCTAGTCATACCCTCAATCATGCAAAGTGCCAGTTCTGTTTTGCCCATTCCGGGACGACCACCGATGAGAATTAAATCAGTTGGGTTAAATCCCCCCGTCAACGAGTCAAATGGCTCAATACCTGTCATAATCATACCGCGACTATCCTCACCTAAGTTACGCCTCCCCAGTATGTCAATGTACCCTTCAATCAATGTCTTGATGTGCACGGGAACCAAGTTGCCAGTATCCCGTATTAGCTCCCCCATAGTGGACATAAAGCCCGTTATGACATGTTGTGCTTGAGTATGATTTTTAGTTTCCAGTAACGCCTGTTGGCCAGCGTTGATCACTGCTGTAACCCGCCGAACATACCAATATTCACTAACTTTATTGGCATAGCCTTTCAGGTTTGCATTCCAAACAGGACTCTTACTCAACTCCAGGATATTAGCTAATGTATTACCATCTCCACTCATAGCCTCAGCGATGAATATCGGATCAATCAGGGAACTACTGAACGCTTGTTTTTTGATTTCAACGTAGACACGACGCAAAAAAACTTGAACTAAACGCCTCTTCTGGCAACGTTGCAAAAACATCATAAGCATCCTGCGTTGCACCACCTGACAACAATCCGCTTATAACCGCAGACTCTAGATTGAGCTCATTCATACTACTGCCCCCTCCGGTAGCTATCCCAGTCAAAAGCCAACACTACCCCACCCTGTAACACACGATCTAATACTCGGTCCCCTAAAAACACCGGCAGGTCATTCATTGGCAAATTACTGATCAGGATCGTTGGTAATAAATCTTCATATCGGTTATTAATCACCTCAAACAAGATATTTCGCTCTGATTCAGTGCCGTATTGAACGCCAATCTCATCAATGATCAGCAAATCCAACTCACTGTAAAACCTCAGTGTCTCGAACTCGTTGGTGTCAGCATCATTACTCCATGAACGACGAAATGCCCTGATAATACGTGATGCGGTTGTAATAAACGCACTGATACCGTTCTGAGTGACTATTTCACGGCATGTCGCAACAGCCAGATGAGTTTTCCCGGTACCAAGACGGCCACACATGATGATCCCCTCACCCGCAACTTTGCGTTCTTTCCAAGTCTGAACATAACTTTGGCAGATCTTCAGATTATGTTGAGCAGCTTTGTTTATAGGCTGATAATTTTCAAAGCTGGCATGTTCAAAACGTGGGGCAATGTTGATACTGTCAAGTAAGCTATTAGAGTTCATTTCTCCCCCTAATCAATATTTTCTGACCAATAAGAATCCTGTGGTTCGTAGGTTATACCCTCATAGCCTGTATGCGTATTTTGAGTAAATTTAGGTTTGATGTTTTGAGACTTTTCAGGAAACAACCCTTGCCACCCATTCGCAATTGACGTGCAAATCACTGAATCAGGATTCGTGCAATCTGCTAGTTTTTTCCCTTGCTGCTTACACATGGTTTCTGTCAGCGGCTTTTTAATTTCTAGCCGAAAAGTGACCCAATCAGCCCATACTTCATCGCTAACGTTTTTAGGCTTTGCCGTGATGGGATCGAATTTTAATTTCTCCCGTTTCCCCTTACGGGGGGTAAGGGGGGTTTTAGGTTCCGTGACTGGTTCAAAAGGGTGACTGGTTCTGGGTGCATCTCCTGCACCACTAACCCCCGCAGAATTTGCACCACTGGGTGCAAGAGATGCACCATATGGTGCAACATTTTCACTATAGCCATGACTGGATTTATCCAGATTCAGGAAATAGACATTTGATTGATTCAGTCCATTTTGTGTCTTCCGTTCTGCAACACAGACAATGCCATCTTTTACCAATTGCTTAATGTGATTTTGAACAGAACGTTCTGATATTTCGCATTGTTCAGCAATGTAAGCAACTGACGGCCAGCACTCTCCCTGGTCATTAGCGTTATCAGCCAACTTAATCAGTACCAATTTACGAAGAGGATTACCAACTTTGATACTCATAGCTTTTACCATCAATGACATACTCATAATCAAGCTCCAAGTATTTTAGCAATCTGACGGCAAACTGACTTACACCGTTCAAAGGTAAGAGACTCCTCCAGCAATTTGGCCTTTTGCCGTTCATACTGTTCCCAGATATTTAACTCAGCTTCTCTACATCCTTCATAAATTTCTGAGATTTGTTCTATAGTTACAAGCTCACCATTCAGACGAAACTTATTACAATAGGTGATCTTTTCTATGGTTTTAAGCATTGGTCTTGCCTCTTTTAAACGTTTGTCAAAGCATTCAGTGCTGATATCGCAACGGTTATTTGTTGTGATACGTCACTACCTCCTAAACCTCCCAATAGGATTGCAATTATCACCGCCGTAAATTCACGAATCGCAACAGATATCAAATAATTAGTTGTTTCACCGTTAACTCTGGCTTTGCGTTCAAGTGGAAGGGCTGATTGGATAGCGGGTAACAACTCTGATACTTTTCTTCGTGCAGCCCTTGAATCACTGCGCAACCACCTGAAAATTTGCTGCCTGTTGTTATTGATAGCTTTCCAATTAGCATTCCCATTTATTTCAATGGGATGCAACTTGGCTGATACCGTTCTTTCACAAAGCAAGAAGTACATTCGGCTTATTTCGATTGCTACATACTCTTGCCCCTTCTCTGCCGCCCACGCCTCAACTTCGGCTTTCAGGGCGTTGATGTTTTGTTCCACTGTTTACGTCTCCTGTCGCAATATTGATTATTGAGAATCAGTTTTTATACTGACTGCTCAGTTAGCATTTATTTCAGGCCATATTTTCTGCCAGTCATGGGGACGAAGATCTTGTCTTGTCACTTTTCCATTGGTTGCATTTTCTATATCAAAACATCTGGCGGGAGGAACTGGGGCATAACCATGTGCCATTTGCGATAAATAGGAACTGGATACCCCAAGCTTCTCAGCAAGAAGTTTGGCTTCACCTCGCTTTAAATTAGAAATGTAATCATTTAGTTTCATAACTACCCCTTTTAGAAATACAGAAAGTTTAATAAATACTAAACATTTGTCAAGCATTTGCTTGTTTAGTGAATACTAATCACAATTTAACTGGTAGGAAAAATAGTTAAATCCCTAGATATATAGGTTCTTATAAATAAAATGAGCATGAAGAACATCAGGCAACAACGCCTAAGAGATTGGTTTTCCGATAAAACTCTTCCTGAAAAAGAGAAGAGTTATTTGTCACAGCTTATGAATGGTAAAGCATCTTTCGGCGAAAAAGCCGCAAGACGTTTAGAACAAGACTATCGAATGCCAGATGGTTATTTAGACACCGGTACAAACCCCCACCAATTAGGAAGTCCACTACAAGTAACATTGACTCCTAAGCAAAAAGTTCTTCTAGACCTATTCGACGAACTGCCAGATAGTGATGCCGATGATCTGATAAAAAATCTTGAAGATAAAAAAACGGCATTATGATAATTTACTAGAAGAATTATTACATAAAAAGAGGCAAAAGAAAGCATAGAAAAAAAGTCGCCATCCGACTTTTTTCTTATTTATCAACAAGATTTTTATCTTACCCTGAACCCTACGGAATAAACCATTAACCTCAATCACCCAATCCAAAAATTAATTAACCTTCAGCCAACACCCAAAAACTATCATGCTATATGCATAGCGAATCTCTAAAACTATCTTGGCCATCCTATTTCACAGTGCTATCACCAAGGGAAAATTCATTCAGTTCCCACCTTGACATAGATATAAAAATTAAAATAAATCAAATAGTTAAACTTAACACTTTGATAAGCTCTTCTTATTGTTTAATTTTTACTTTACTTTTCGTTTATTAATTACTAAACTTAATTTCAACAGCAAACAGGCAGGACGCCCACGCAGTAGTCGCTACCGACATACGAAGAGGTAGATGATTTGCTAATCAGTAGCACGGCACAGCAGCCGTTTAGGTTAAGTGTTCAAAACCGAATTTACAGTTTCAATTGTCATGAGGGAGGAGAAGAGCAGGGTTCAATGTGACCTGCCATGATTACCACATATAACAACTGTATTTACCAGAAAGTGGAACAGGAAAGATCAACCAACACCAGGATTCCCCAGCCAGCGGTGGGAATGGTACAAAAACACTGGCAGTTGATGCGTTACGGTTCTTCTTGCCGGGTTTCTTAGAAACTGCGTGAATCAACGGACGGCGGGGAAAGACCCGCACATTAACCAATCGAACAACAGTTCTTATGTGTAATGATATGCAGAATATCAAATTAGGCCAATTCATCGGTCTGTTTGAAACATTTATTAAAACCATAACCTCTGAATGGTATTTATCGTTGATCAATCCGTACCAATTAATACCAATATGGGGAAAAACTAAGAATCAACAGATGTAAAAAAACCCACCGAAGTGGCGGGTTCTTTTACCCCGGATCGCCGACCAAAGCTAACCGGGAGTTTCTACTAACGAGGACCAACTCGTTAGAAGAGGCAAGACCAATGATTTCCATCATTGCTCGCTAACAATATATCAGGAGTTGCTATGAAAGCACAACAAGAAACAATACAAGTAAAGCTCTATGTTCACGCTATCGAAAATAATATTTCACGAAAAATGAACATCACAGTCTTACCACATGACGCAAGTAAACACGGAAATGCATCGATCTTTGGTACAGTTGTCGCTATTCATGATATAGAAATCCCATATCCAAATATTAGTCGTCCAGACTTTATAAAATCACAAATTGATACTCTAAAGAAAGAACAAAATAAAGTTCTTGCGGAAGCTCATGCTAAAGCCTCTGAACTTGAGGGCCATATTCAATCATTGTTATGCATTGAAGAAAAACCAATGTCTAAATCTGATGAAAAATACCTGATTAAGGCTCAGGTGTATTTATGAAAAACATAAATGATGTAATTAATTTAATCCTAGATAATGGTTTAATTGCTATTGAGCATGAAAATAATAGCGATACAACAAACGCAACTATGCATATATCTATTATCGGTGGCAAAAGGCGAGTTGAATATTACCCAACGACAGGAATGGTTTATTAAAATGCTGTCAAGGGATTATATCCAAAAGTCAAAATGCCAAAAGCTGGGATTAAGGCAGCAATAAGATTGGCAAAAAAAAGCAATTTATTAAAGAGGCAAGACCAATGTTCACATATATCTGTGTCTTTGAGCCGACAAAAAAAAGCTCAAAAAAAATGGAGCCGTACCACTTGCAATTGCACTCGAAGCCAATTCCGAAAAAATGGCTAAAGCTATGGCCATTGTTTACCTTGGGGAAGAGTACGCGGACGATATGAGCAACTTCAACACATCAAAACCGATTATTTGTAAAGATATACAAGGCTTCCCTCGCCCACCAATTGGTAAATTTGATGAAAAATTTGCTACTGAATACGAGTTCAACGGCACCACATGGCAGGCTAGAACGCTCGAACCAAAGAAAAACCCATCTATTACTACACGTGATTTTAATCACACTTACGCCACGTTAGATCTGGAAATTGCACTGGCATTACTAGACGGTGACTTTCATTGCTGGGCGATTATGTCACACAGTATGAAAGAAGCTAAACAACTGATAACAAATAACAATGAAGCATGGCGGCAGTGGTCTACCGCATTTCGTATCAGAACCGACGCTCTGTCCATTCCACGGGAAACGCTTTTCAGAGTCGTACGTGAAGGTAAACACCACCCTGAATTTCTAACCGATGCCGTCGCTATTAAGGAATTCTTAAACTGTACTTTAAGTGATACCGACATACCCGTTGAATTACCAGAAGAGAAACCCAAGGTTTCCAATTATTCGGTGTCAACATCAGAAGCCTCAATAACAGATGTCACTCCAGATGAAGTTGAAACCCAACAGGCAACGCTACAGGTTAAGGAGAAAAAAAAGCGAAGCCAAGTCTCTCAAGACCAGAAAAACCAAGCAAACCAAAGAGGACAAAGCAGTAGAAGAGACTACACAAGACAACACTACGGCGGATGATGAAGTCACCTCATTGCCTCCTGTCGCCACCCTGAGCACCAATGATGATAACTTCCAACATCGGGCCAATTTGCTGGAAGAAACTATCAAGGCACAAGGCAATGAACAGCAAACTAATCTCCGTATCTGGAAGGCTGTCCAACGTACCGATCCCCACTTTACAAAACCATTGGAGGGAATGGGGTTCAATGGTACAAGCATAAACAGTAACTATATGTTTATGCGGGCAACAGAACTATTCGGACCATTCGGTTATGGATGGGGCTGTAATGTCACAGAAGAAAAACTGATCAATGGTGCACCCATGTCAGAACCTATCTATGACGACAAAAATAAACAAATTGGGAGCCGATTCTTACGTGATTCTGACGGCACATTAATATGTGAACAAAATCACTCTATCAAAATTCTCTTTTGGTATCTGGTTGAATGTGACATTTGTGCTGAAATTGAAAGTTATGGTGCGACACCATACATGTACAGAACCAAATATGGAATTAAAACAGATGGAGAGGCCATCAAGAAATCACTCACCGATGCTATAAAGAAAGCGTTATCGATGCTTGGATTTTCTGCTGATGTATTTATGGGTATGCATGACAACCCTGAATATCTGGCTGACAATAATATTGAATTTGAAATCAAGGCCGCCAGTGATAAGGCCGAGGATCTAGTCAGATTACGCAAGGAACTAGACGATAAGTTCACCCGTAATACAGAAACTATGCGCACCGCTGTCAGCAAAAATGAAATTCGCGGCATAGCATCTACCCTTATCCGTGAATTAAGCATTCATTTAGGCAATTCCAAGGCCAAAGGAGACAAGGATTATGAAAAGTACTTATCTGGTCGTCTGCGTCGCTTGAATGAAATAGAGAAAGAATGTTTAACCCAATTAGAAGAGGCAAACCAATGACCACAACCGCAATTGCATTAGCAGCAGATTATGAAAAATTACAACAGTTGGTAGAAACCGGAGAGTTCTCGCCAGAAGATATCGCCGATACACTTGAAAGTATCGAATGTACTATCGGTGATAAACTTGACGCTATCATGATCCATGTTCGCAATATAGAAGGCCAAGCCAAGATTCTTGCGGATGAGTCTAAGCGACTCACTGACCGTAAAAAATCATTCGAAAGGCAAGTAAAAAAACCTAAAAAAAGTATGCGCTGGACTGTTTACTGAAAGCCGGCATGGATTCACTACGAACTACCAGAAACACGTTCACAGCCAGAAAAGGTATTATGAATGTCATCATTGATGATGAGTCAAAATTACCTGATGAGTTAGTTGATGTGCAGACAATTACCGCCCCGGACCAAAAAAGCCATCAAAGAAGCTATTGAAAACGGTATCAATGTACCGGGAGCTCATATTGAAATCGGCCAGAGAAGCCTGCAAGTACGTTAATATTCATTACATCCCACAAATACTGGGGCAATAAATAATATGGAGTGATTTATGGCTGCACGATTAGAAATCATTATCTCATTTGATGAAAACCTAAATAAATACCAAGTAGAATGGATAACAGGAGAAAGTCAAGATATTACAGATGAAGAAAAGAAAATCATTGCTCAATTAAAAAAATAAATTACTGGCCTCAATGGAAAATGAATTAACTGGAAATAACCAATATTACCTCCATTAGATATTTAGCATTACCTTAAATTAACACAAGTGGGTAATGTCAAAAAATAAATCCGACAAGCATGTAAAATTTACGTTTGTATTTCTCGTCATGTGTCTATTAGATAAAAAAACATGCAGCAGAGTGCGAAATTGAAGGTAAATTAAAAGAGACAGACCAATGTTAAGACATTCACACAGCAAAAATGAAATTGTTAAATTAACGCTACCTGATGGTCGCAATGGGATCATCATTATCGATAGGAGTTGTAATGTACTCTATGATTTCCCATTTGACGTTAAAATAGTTCCAGTATCCAATTCTCAAACTATCGAGAAAATGAGGGACCGAAAATGATATACGGTCTGTTTCTACTTGTATGTTCTTCGATAAACTGCCAATACATTCCTTACGGCCATATTTACCAGGATGAAAAAAAATTGCATAGCAGATATGGGGATGCAAGGCCCTGGAATTTTTGAGTGTTTACCCATTGAGGCCATAATTCACACTCAAAACTGATTAAGCTTAATCAGAAATCAGGTAACACAATGAATAGCATGATGGTAAATCCATTGACCGGAGAACCATCATGCAACCCTGGCAACCAGGACAACAGTTATTAACCAACTTCGATATCAAATTGGGAAGATTAGCAGCCAGTGTCAAAAATACATCTTGCAATCAAGGTGATATTACCCGTGTTTGTGCTGCCGTTGATCTGATCATTATATCAATGATGAGGCAAAACCATGTGAGGTAAATAAATGGTAAATATTGAATGTGTTCCCATATCCACTTATTGCTATGCAACAGGGGAAACAGTTGATGCAATTAATAAACGCATTCAGCGCGGTGTTTGGCTTGATGGCGTACATGTACTGAAAGTTGAAGGTGTTAAGGAACGCTGGATTGATTTAAATGAGGTAGCTAAGTGGGCCAGGAAAAACAGTATAGCAAATTGCCCAGAGGCATTACAGTAAGGAAACATCGTTCTGGTGAAACTATAAATATCTCTTTTACATATAAGGGGGTTAAATGCCGAGAACCCCTCTCAAATCTGGAAGTGACGCCCAAAAATATTAAATATGCCGAGCGTAAACTCGGCGAAATATACAATAAAATTGAACGGGATATTTTTATTTATGCTGAATTTTTCCCTAATTCATCACGTCTAAAAATATTCGGAAATGTCAATAAAGGTAGAACAATAAAAGATTATTTAGATGAGTATTTAAAAATCTGTGAAACCCGAAATTTATCACCATCCACAATTAATGGATATAAAAAAATGTAAAACTGCTCTATCTGAATTACATAAAATTCCCGTTATAGAGTTAACACCAGCAATATTAAAAACTTGGATTCAAAAACGATCAACTGCTCTGAAAACAATCAGGAACAATCTGTCATTTTTACGAAGCGCCATAGATGAAGCAGTTACTGATTGCCTGATTAGTATGAATCCTGTGAATTTAGTCACAGCATCACGGTATCAAACTGAACGAATAGAAAATGATAGCGAATATATTGTTGACCCCCTATCTCCTAACGAGGTTACTGCATTACTGTCAGCAGCAGGCAATAAACAAAAACAATGGGAAAATTTATTCCTTTTTGCGATACATACAGGACTTAGAAGCTCCGAGTTATGTGCGCTTCGGTGGCAAGATATCGACTTTATTGGCAAAACCGCACATGTCCAGTCGGCAAAAGTTGTGGGAATAATAAAAGGAACGAAGACAAAAGCCGGTACCAGAAAAGTCGAACTGAACACTGACGCTATGTCGGCCCTATTAAATCAGAAGGCATTCACTTTCATGAAAGGCAACGTGATATTTGAAGATCCTAAAACAGGCGAGGCTTGGGCAGGCGCAGATGCAATTCGTAAAAAAGCCTGGGTGCCCACACTGAGAAAGGCCGGAATCCGGTATCGAAACCCGTATCAAACAAGGCACACATTTGCAACAAAACACATCAGCCAAGGGGTTAATCTTTTCTGGCTTGCAGCTCAAATGGGGCATAAAGGCCCAGAGATGCTTTTCAGACATTATGGATCATATTTGAAGGACTATGACGGCAGCACATACAAGTCCAAACAGGTCAGTGGAGGGACATGAAAGGAGCTGCAAAGGATACGCAGCGCAGATATTTCATAAAAATGTTATTTATAACAATAAGATGAAAAACAATTAACGCGGGTTCAACTCCCGCCAGCTCCACCAAATTAGTAGGGACAGTGACAGGACAACAGCTTTAGAAACAGTAAGTTAGCAAAGTTGATTGGACACTGACCGGACAATGAAGGGACACAAAAGGATACGCAAAGGAGCCGCGGAGCTTTTGGAAAAACCAACCATGATTAGGTTGGTTTTTTTTATGTCTGTAGCACAGCAAACTAGGTGTAAATACTACGCATTAAAATAGGGCTAACACCTCTTTTATAATGCATAGTGCAAAATAAAATGCCTCACCAGATCTCTACCTCATAGGGCATTATTCATAAATCCAGCACCTGATACCGTCAACTTTTGACGCATGCATGTAACCCAACTTCATATAGCAATCGCCTTAGTGATAGATATTTTTGGTGTGGCATATCCTATGTTCATGTCACTTAAGCGGTCATTTTATTTACTAATGTCACCCTACCGGCAAAATGGCTATACTATGATGTGTCGATAAATAGTTTATATTTGTGGAGTAATTTTGAAACGTATACCGCCAGAATTGTTTAAGTCTGAAATGAAACGAAAAGGCTGGACGCGCCGCGAACTGGCTATACGGTGGGGCAAATCAGAAACATGGATCAGCAAGATAGTGAATAATATCGAACGGGATCAACACTGGAATGACGCCCTCAATGGACTGCCTGAAAACGAAAAGCCAAGGTAAACTATAGGTCACATTTTTATTGCAGAAAGGTGACCTATAGTTCATAATTCAACATTCAGAGACTATTTTCACTGACGCAGAGCTACCGGGCGGGCACCCGATAACCCTGCTTACCACAACTAACTATATAAGGTAGTTAATTATGTATGGCTAAACGCGATAATAAAACAATTCACCGAATTTCCCAAGCTGAACGTTTTGGCAAGGTAGCTAAAAACGGCATTTCTTTAAAAGGAAAATGGTTACAGGAGGCGGGATTTACCTTCGGAATGCCACTAAAAATCCGGGTGATGCCGGACTGTATTGTTATTACCGCCCAGAACACTCAGGAACTCTGGCAATGCCTGGAAGGACTGAGTATTGAGCCATTTAACCCCAATGCTGCTATTGACTGGATTAAGTATTATCCTGGTGGGTTGATGATTATCTAATAAACTAAAGCATAAATGGACTACACCTTTAAATGTTGGATGGTTATCCAACATTTTGAGGACGGTTCAGTCAGAGTAGTGCAAAAAAGCCATATTTGATTAGACTTATCTAACTATTGGGGGTCGGTTCAATTGGCCCTGATTCCATTATTCTAAGGGTTTTTCGGGCCAGTTAATATCTGACGCTAAATTAACATCAACGCGGTTCAATAATACTCTATATTTTTTTTAACTCTGCTAACAGCGATTTTTCCTCATCACTCGACATCTCCAAATCTACAGCATCTTGTAACGGAGCGATCTGTTTACTTACAGTGAGCATAAGTTGCTGTTTCTTATGTTCTGCTTGTTGCTGCTGTTCCCGTCTGAGCTTTATTTTATCACTTTCTGATATTATCCACTTTTCACTATCCCACTTGTGATAAACAGACTGTGCTTGTTCTGTAAGAATTGGATAACCCTCTTTATCACTGACGATAGCAAAACCGCGTGATTGACCGTCAAGTAATTCATTGTGTTTTTCTGCTGTTATTTCAACACATTCTTCATGAGCTTCATTATAAAAAACACATTCTTTTCTGGAGAAATAGACCATTTATACCCCCCAAATAATATATGTACAACTTTGCCTGGATTCTCATCATTGTTGGGAGTACCTGCTTGATATTCAAATGTCGATAGTGTTGCATTACGTACTAATGTGTGGCCAGTTGATGTATTGGTACTCGACATACTTGCAATATAGCCAAAAAGCTTATTTTTAAAAGAAATTGGATAATTTACCTTTATCTATGATTGTTGAGCTGATGGGACTTTAACCCATTGAATAATTACCCCCGTATCTCCACATTGCCACCAACCATTTTCGGATTTTATAGCTGTATTTTGTAATGCAAGAGTACCACTTCTCTCAGGCGTTAATATATTGTAACGCCGCTGATTCTTGGGATCGTCAGAATAGATATGCAACAATTTCCCTTCAGAACCGTTAATTCCCAATATATATCCATCTTTCGATTTGAAACGCAATTTAGGAAAAGGAGTTTTACTGTCAATCAGTAAATTGCCAACGGTTGCGGTTTTATTGCTAGAAATGCGTAAGAAAGTATTATCGCTCTCAGATTTAGCATAACTTCCCACATCCCCAGCATTCAAACTAATATCCCCGGTCAACAGCTTCCCGTTAATTTTCCGGCTATTCGGCGCCGCCCCTTTAGCCAACTCCACCATTTCCGATAAACCGATATTTTTTACAAATTCAGTTTTATTGAAAACATCAGCGCCATTTTGATTTTTAGCGAGCTTATTATTGGCATTATCATTCACATCAGAAACAAGTTTCTGAGTTGCTGCAAGGGTATTACTGTTACCTGTCTTGTCTGTAAGTTGGGTGATGCCTTTTTCTGTGAGTGTGGCGCCAGGAATAAAATCTTGAGTTGCAATCTCTCCCAGTCCCAAATTATTACGCGCTGTCGCTTTGTTATTAATATCAGATAAATTATTAGCTTTCTGTAGAAATAACCCATTAGGATCTGCTAGTAGATTTTTCCAACCGGAAACTGATGTACTATCCGGATCTGTATTGTTATTTTCTACCCCATTCCACCAAATTTTACTTCCATCAGAACTGGCAACAATGGCCCCTTTAGGATAACCATCAATGGCAGCACTAAAGTCAGCATTATACGAATACAAGCCACCAGACATTGAATAACGTATTGCGGTAGTAATATCATTCAATATCCCGTTCATATCCTTGCCAGATGGGGGAACTCCACCAGCAGATATTGCAGTCATCGTTAACGGGGGAAAACCGCTCTGATACGTAGCGATACCTTTCGCCAGACTGCTTTCAGTAGATTTTGTTGCAATTTCGTTATAGTTACCATCTTTTGCGAACGGAACCGTAATAAGAGTGGGTTTTTCAGTTGATTTCATTTGTTGGTATCCTTTGAACGATTGCGACACTGACACCAACCGGGTAAGGCAGTGCTCCCGATGTTTGAACAATTGCTAATTCTGC